TCTTTCTTTCTCCTTTTCTCTTTATTTCCCAGACTTGAGACTGGGATTGTGCATTAAACGGAATCAAGAATTTCTGACTCCGTCCTCTCTGCCAAATTTTTCAATGTGCTAAATCAAAGGAAGTTTACTTTCAGTATCTCTGGCGTTTGTTATTTGTTTATCCATTGATTTGCCACCATTAAGGTAATGTGTCCTTTCTGCGGCTTTTTGGGGGTCGTCATGGTCACTTTCAGCATGCCACTTTCCATCCGGAGAATAAAATCCAACTGTATAAAGTCCCTGCTCTGATTGAATATATACATACATACTTTCTTCCTCCTTAAGTTTATTTCACCGACTTGAGACGGTGATTGTGCATTAATCGGAGCATAAGCTCCGACCTCTCTGCAAAATTTTCTGAACGCTAAATCAAAGGAAGTCTCGTTCTGCCTTCAACTGCTTCCATGATCTTCTTGCAAAGTTCAACGGTTGCTTCATTACGAGGATCAGTATATCTTTCTGGTAATTCAGCAAAACCTTTAATGCATTGTAAAAATAGTCCAAAAACAGATTGTTGCAATGTTCGATGGGTTCCGTAAATAAGTCTTTCGATAAATGGAGCATAATCTCTGCCCATTATGTTCACATAATTAGCCAGTTTTTCAACCAGCTCTATCGCCAATTTTTTTTCTGCCTCTAACCGAAGGGCTTCCTGAATTTCTTCCTGTCGCTTGCTCATTTTCTTTTTCTCCTTTTCAATTTTTATTTCACCGACTTGAGACGGTGATTGTGCATTAATCGGAGCTTTCGCTCCGACCTCTCTGCAATCATGCTGAAATTTCCTTTGCAATATTTTCAATGGATGTAGATTTATTCAACAAAAGTCTGTTTAAAGTATATTGTTCCCGATATACTCTATTTTCACAATCCGATTGCACACCATATTTTAATTCAATGTCAATGTAGGTATCATCATAATTAAACATGGTAGCTACGGCAAAACCGCCCGATATTTTAACCATTCCCGAATCAAGCAATGTCTGCTTTTCAAACACATCTAAAACCTTTTTCAGAATGCTCAATTCGGTTTTTGAAAGTTTTTCAATATTAGGTTTTTGGGTATTGGCGTAGCAAATGGCACAAAAGAATTTCCCGTTTTCTTCATGAGCTTGCCCATGAAGCAAAAGATCATTACATTCCGAACATCTCACAAATCCTATTTTGCTCATCTTCCTTCTCCTTTTCTCTTTTATTTCACCGACTTGGGACGGTGATTGTGCATTAAGCGGAGTTTTTGACTCCGCTCCCTCTGCTATTTTGTTTCCCCGATGAATATACCCCATAATCCGTTCAGATCATTTCTTGTAATGAAGAAAGCCTGAACCGGAACTCCCGGAGTTGCTGGATTCATAACAGCAATATCTCCATGTTTGTAAAAAAAGACTTCTTTAGGATCTTCTTTCGGCAGCAATAATTGTTCTGTTGGCATTTTCTTTCTCCTTTCTTTCTCTCTCTATTTCACCGACTTGGGACGGTGACTGTGCATTAGACGGAGCAGAAGCTCCGCCCCCTCTGCTAACAATATTTTGCATACGGAAAAGCCTGTTTCATAACTTTCTGAAGATGTTTTTCATTGTTATGGAACAGGTAAAGAAAATAAGCATAAGCTTCAGGATCGTTTCCATGTGTAAACATGTAGTCCGCATCTCCTACGCATTCAATAACTTCGGATCTTTTCATTGTATCTTTGCCGATACAATCGAAAATATCTCCAGCAATTGTTTGCCATGTCATATTGGCAATTTTTATTAAACGATCATCCAATTCTTTGGATACTTCTTTGAACTCTTTCGCTTTTTCCCTCACTTCTTGGTATTGCATATCTTTCTTTCTCCTTTAGTTTATTTCCCCGACTTGAGACGGGAATTGTGCATTAAACGGAGCATAAGCTCCGTCCTCTCTGCTAACTATGACCATAATGTCTTTGAATGTATCGTTCAAGAGCCGTCCCTGTTAATCCACCTGATTCTGCATGACAAAATTCATGCAAACTGATTGGAGAATCAACCACTTGTTGTTTCATGCAATCGGGGCAAACATTTCCTGCTGATTTGTGTCCTGTTATATCTGGACGCCATGTAGATGGTTGACAACCTGAACATTTAATTTTTCCGCATTTTTGACAGATGTATTCATCCGCTCCTTTACAACAATTACTGAAGTGTGGCATATTTCTCTTTCTCCTTTTCTTTTATTTCACCGACTTGGGACGGTGATTGTGCATTAAGCGGAGTTTCTGACTCCGCCCCCTCTGCATTTATGGGATTGTTACAATCATATAAACGATTCCTGCGATAATGCCAATAACTAATGCTGACAAAGCCCATTCAATAGCTTTTCTAATCATAACTCCCTTCTCCTTTTCTCGTTTATTTTCAGACTTGGGACTGAAATTGTGCATTACCAAGGAGCCAGAAGAATTTCTGACCCCTTGTCCCTCTGCAATGAATCATTCGCTACTTCTTTTTAGAAGAAGTAACCTTTGCCGATGCTTTTGCCGGTGCCTGCTCTGCTTTAGCAGTTTTTGCCGACAGATAAGCAATGCAATTGACGACCGTTGCCGCTCTGACATAAGAACCGTCTTTGATCGACTTCAGATGCCGATCAAACCGTTTCGTTGCAAGAGCAATATTTGCTTCTCCATTGCCACCATAGTGAGCCATTGCTAGATTCGTGACAATTTCTGACTTCGGCAGTTTTGCCAGCAGACCGTCGTCAATGATCTTTGTCTGCGGGGGAATACCGGAAGTAGAACTTGTCTTGCGGAGACCACCAGCTTTTCTGACTTTTGCTTCCTTCGCTTTAGAAGCCAGAAACTCTGCACGGGTTTTGCAAACTTTGCAAGTATCAGGAAAATCTTTCCCGCAAGCTTTGCACTGATTGCTTGTGGCATCGAAACCTGTAGCATCCGAATCCCACTCTTTTTTCGTGAGACAGAAATTAGCAGGCATTTCAGGACGGTCTGGTCCTTTTGACTCTGCTACCGGTGCCACATTTGCTTTCGGCGTCAAGGTGATTTTCGCTTTTGCATCCGCTTTTGCATCAGCCTTCTTTGTCGTCTTTGCCAGGTTTTTCTCATTCTTTTTCATCTTTCTTTCTCCTTTTAATGCGTTTGATTTTATCAGGGCTTAGGACCTGATAGGCGCATTAATCGGAGCCATTTCTGACTCCGACCCTTCTGCAATTTAGGCTTTCTTGTAAACATTGAGACCGAGTGTTACTCCGGCTTTTTCAATGAACTGATTGCCCTTGGAAGAAGCAACAAGAATGTTTTTTCCTGACTGACTTCTGCCCAAATTTTGTGACAGGTCTATCCGAATGATCATTTCCTTACCTTTTACTTCCACGCTGTAATTGTTTTCTCCCATTTCTTTTTTTCTCCTTTTCAATTTTTATTTCTCCGACTTGGGACGGAGATTGTGCATTACATGAAGCCATTTATGACTTCATGCCCTCTGCAAGCTATCTTTGACATTCAGCTAGGGAAGGGAATACATCACGATTTGTTGTTTCAATTTCTCGGAATCGTTTGTCTTTTGCATACCTTTCTGATTTTGCAATTGCTTTGGCTCTCTGCAAGAATTTACGATTCCCCGTTTCCGCATAGCATTTCAGCAAAAACTTTTCCGAAATCATTTTCCTACTCCTTTCTTTCTCTCTCTATTTTCTGGACTTGAGACCAGAAGTGTGCATTAAACGAAGCCAGAAGAATTTCTGACTCCGTCCTCTCTGCATTAACACCAGCAGATTTCTAAACCGAGATTGTTTTCTGCCAATGTTTTTAATTGTGAAATCCGATTACGCAAATACTCTTCCGTTCTGCCACAATCAATCATCGTTGCACAACCGGGTTCTTTGTCGATACTCGGATTTCTGACACCTGCATCCACAGAAGAAACAGAATTGATTTTTTCAATCAATTCCTCTGCTTTGATGCTTCCGCAATAATCAGGAACAATTCCCAATACTTGCATGACAGCACAAGCATTGCCGTTAGCCATATTGACTTCCAAATCAGGTGTTCTGCTTCCTTCCGCAAAAAATGTGATTGACATACTCTCTTTCTCCTTTTGTTTGATTTTCTCGGACTTGAGACCGAGATGTGCATTAAACGGAGCGGAAGCTCCGTCCTCTCTGCATTAAGTTGGTTTTTTTTCACTTATTCGTTTTTCCCAATCAACACCAGGAGCTCTTGAAGTAATTACCAATAAATTATCTTCAATTTTCACATTGGTGTGTTCGGCATCTGCCCAATTGCTGTAGTAAATATCTTCAAAGAAAATATCCTTAAAGACAAAGAACAAACTATCCTGAGATTCCAATAATTTCTGACGAGCCCATTCCATGATTTGACTCATCATGTAAACCCATTCAGAATCATCATCACAATTGGTTTCTAATTCATGAACCATTACTGCAACTTGAGCATCTGCCGTGATTTTCCATACGATGTATGTATCTACCATTTCTCTCTTTCTCCTTTCATTTGTTTTTCTGGACTTGAGACCAGAATTGTGCATTAAACGAAGTCATTTCTGACTCCGTCCTCTCTGCAATGCTACAGATACTTTTCCCAAATGTCTCTGTAAGCTCCGCCTATCTTGGGATTCAATTTCTTATCCTTTTTGATGAAATCTTTCAAACGATAAACTGCCCAAACAGCAATTTGTGATTCTTCAATCGGATGACAGCATGGACATTTTGTTTCATTTTTGATGAAATCTTTCAAACGATAAACTGCCAGAACATCCATCCAATATTCTTCAAGAGTTCCTTTGAAGTCTGGATCGGGGATTTCTGACGGAACATCAGCAATCAGTTTGTTGCCGGAATCGAACACTTCTAAAATCATGAAGTCCGTTTCAGCAACATCTTCTGCCAATAATTGAAGTTCTTCATCATCCATTTCATCAGAAAAGACCACAACGATTTCTTCCCGAGGATTCTTTTTCTCTTTCATTTTCTTTCTCCTTTTGTTAGTTATTTACCGGACTTGAGACCGGTAATGTGCATTACCAACGATGATCTTTGACCATCGTTGTCTCTCTGCATTCTTTTCAGAACTCCCGTTTTGTGACTTTTTCTGATAATTTGTAACCCCGAGCAGATACTTTCTGACAAAGAACTTTGTCCATTGCTTCTTTTTTGACAAAAGAAGTCAAATCACCCGCTCTTGCTCCGATCGTGATATTTCGTCTATTCTTTGTTGCCAAAAAATAGTCTCTTTCACGACCAGCTACGTCATTCACGAAAATTTTTCCTTTTCGTGTCTCGATGAAACCAACATACTCTTTGAAGTAGTCTTTTTTGGTAATCACGATATTTCCATTTTCGTTTTTTCTGCATGTGATAATCAACTTTGGATTGATTCCATCCCAGATTTCAAAGATTCTTTCGTTTGTCCAACGACCATTTCTTATCAAATCGTGGATTCGAGCTTCAGCTACGCTTAACCGACGTGCAGTTGATTTTCGGAAATGACGTACTCGTTGACTGCCAAATCGCTCCATCAAGATGTAACCGTAATAAGCTTTCTTGTCTTTAGCTTGCTCCATATCTTTCTTTCTCCTTTCAAGTTAGACTTGTTTCAATGCTCAACCATTTCTGTTTGAGCATTCAAACAAGACGGGCAAGAATTTCTTCTTGCCCGTCAAACAGATCATTGTCAATAATGCACGGACAATGATCTGAAGGAGAAAAGAAAGAGAGTGCCTAGTGCGATCCGTCTACTAATTTTGCCGAACAGATTTTCGTGACGTTCTTACCCAAATATGTTTGCTCATGACATAATAATCAAATATTTTCTGACTATACCCGAAACGAGTCTTTTCATCATGTCTGCAAAGTGATTGTTCCCAGATAGCATATTGTCTAACCAGTCAGCTCAAGAGAAGTTCACTAGGACTTTCGCTTTTTTCGTCAAAAATTGCTGTTCGCTGATCTAATCGTTTTTGAACCACGCTCTGTAGTCTTGTGGTCAACAGCATTTTTTTCTAGCGGATTCGATCATGATTCGCATCATTAAAGAATCGTTATGTGAAAGTGCGGTTAACATCATACTTCGATGCGAAAGCAATGCTTTCTGGTTCAATCTCTCTGACTATGTTGTAATCTCGTCAGCTTTCAACTACTATTCAATTGTCAAGTAAAGTATAAAGAAACCATCTAGTTTTGTCAAGAAAAAAGATAAAAAAATGTTTTTGAAGCAAAATAAACAGTTCCACAACGGTTCGAGGAAAAGAATTTCCGAAAATAAGAATTTCCCACAAGGATTTCTCACAAATTTCTGACGAAAATAAATCCAAAAAAACAAATAAAATTTATCCATCAAAGGAAATAATTTCCAATCAAAGATAAAAATTATCCGAAAAAGAAATGGAAACAAAAACCAAAGATAAAAGGAAAACAAATTAAAAGAATCCAAGGAAAACAAAAAAGATAAAAACAATAATGAAACCAATAAAAAAGGAAGGAAGTAAAAACTATAAACAATGTAAGAATGATTGTATAAAAAGGAGTTAATAAAAGGAATCGGTTTTAAAAGCAAATCAAAAAAAAGGAATTAAAGAATGAAAAGTCTTGTTAAAAAGAATTGATTGTTTAAATGTTTTTAAAAGGAAGGTAGGTAGGTAGGAATGGTAGGTTGGTTGGGTTTATAAAAAGGAAATTCTTGTATAAGCGGAAATGGTGATTTAAAAGGAAACGGGAAAGGAAAATAGGAGAGGAAAGAAAGGGAAAAGGTACCGCCGCTCCACCCGGATCCATTCCCTTTCCGAATAACCATTCCGCGGTTCTATCTATATTGAATCCGTCCGTTGGACCGGCTTTTCTATCCGCTTTGGGTTCGGCTTTATTTCCGATCCTCGGGACGGACTCAAATTACTTTCTTTCCTGGCAATAAAGTTCCTGGAAAAGGAAACTTTTTTCTAAATAAAACTTTCCTTCCGAAGGAAACCTTTTTCCGATTCAATTTTCCTATTTTATTTTTAAAACCAGGATTTCTTGTTTAAACGCCGTTTGCCATTATTTAAGATCAATTAATATGATTTATTGTTTATGAACAAAGATTATGGGATACCACATTCTACCGCGAAATAAAGCATCATATACAGTAGTGATGTATAGAAGTCAGCGGAATTGTCGAAGGTGCCTTCGGAAAATATTAGGTAGGCGGAATGGAGCCATTACCAGGTAATGGCGATAACAATCCAGCCGTCGGCGCTGTCTCTTGCTTAAAAGACAAAAAGATAGTAATAATCAATAGTTAGTTAAAAACATTAATAATATTAAATAATTAAAAATAGATATTTTTTTTAAAAAAAATAAAAAAAACATTTGACAAAGTATAAAGAAAATGTTAGATCATAATCGTAGTTAAAATAAAAATGAAAGTGAAACAAAGATAATGACAAAAACAATGATTCTGTTAAGTGTATATGCGAGCTTCTTTATTCTATTAATTAAGCTTGCATTGTTAATTAAGTAAACTAAACAACACAACAATCAACAGTGTACACAGTACACAGAAAGCGAGTAAAGATCATGACTAAAAACAATGAAAGCAAAAAAGAAGTGAAGATTGAAGTGAAACGCATTAATGCAAACGTGATTCGTAAGCGTATTATTACAGATTGTAAAGATGCAGTAAAGCTTGTCAAATTAGATGACTCTGTATTTGATAGAGTACACACGCAAGCAAGCTGTATTGATGCATGCATTAGATTGAAGTACAAAGTCGATGCTATAGCAGACAAGCTTGTTGCAATGAAGCTATGCAATGATGTAACTAGCGCATATAAGCGCATTAAACGTCATATTAATCATGACGAAAAGTCAAGAGTCATATCACGCAATATGCTCTTGAATCAGTAAGCATAAATAAAAGATGCGTCTAGTTCTATCTAGACGCATTTTTTATAAGCAGTCGGCAGGGTCCTCACCATAAATTTTTTCCCAATTTTTGAAAACCTACAGAACCTATTCTACTCCCATAAATTTTTTCCCAATTTTTTGAAAACCTGAAGAACCTATTCTTCTCATTCATTTACCCCTACTGTTTAGACAAATGATTAAGGATTGATTTGTCATCGGTATTTTAAATGATCTTCATTCCACGGATTTTGTTAAAAGAATGATGCAATATTTTTAACAAGAGTTGTTTTGATCGTTTAACATATCTTTTTTCTCTGGTATTTGCTGGACACCGCTTATTCTTTGCGTTACTTGACTCTTTCTCATACTTCTGTTATACAATACGGGAAATTCAATTTTGTTGATAGGAGCTTTTATGAATTTAGATGAGACAAAAATAGGCAATTTAGAATTAGACAAGGGATTAGTCCGAAAAGGAGTTTCTTTGTATGCTTGGGATGGAATCCGCGAATGTACGAATCTTGAATGTCCTGTTGTTGATCAATGCAAGTATGTTCACCACGGAAAATGTTCTGTTCAAGTGGAATATATCCAGACATTGTACAATACAATTTTAACTACCTATTCTTATTTAGATGAAACGATGCTTTTTAAGATTGGAATGGAAATCGTTCCTTTGTATGTTCATTTGATACGCTTGCAGATCATTGAATTGTCTTTGGGGACTCCGATTGTTTTTTCAGAAAAAGGGAATATTGGGATTCATCCTGTTTATCGGGAGATACGGGAAACGATGAAAGCCATTGGTTCGATGTGGAAAAACTTGGAAATATCCTTTGAATTTGGGGAAAAACTGAAATTATCTGGAAAAAAGAAAAGTGGTAATGGAAATGCTCCTGATTTTGAGAAAGGAGATCCTGAATTTTACAAACGGATTAGTTCCGAGGGAACATCCCGTAAAGGAGTGATTCGATGAAACCGAAACCGATCATCAAGAAAGCCAAGCAAATTTTAAAACGCAAGCTGAAATCCATTGAAAAGAAAACAATCAAAGATTTGTTCAAGGAAAATCTTGTTCAAGCCGTGGATCCTGATTCATTGCCACCTTATCAAATATATGAACCTGAATCTTATACAGATGGTCCTGAGGGATTTGTCAAATGGTGCGAGGATAATGTCTTTATTCCAATCTATCCTTTTGGTTCTACGATGGCTGTTTGGTGTTCTATCGGAGAATTGCCTGATACAATCAATCCAGAAACAGGTCGATCTTATAAGTACATTTGGGAACAGCAAAAAGAAGTTGCTAGAAATGCATTGAGAATGGTTGATGGAAAATTTCTTTATCGGTTGATCGTCCTGTGCTGGCCGCGTGGTGAAGGCAAGTCTTTGTTTGTCTGCTTGATTCAATTGTGGAAATTCTTTAACTGGTCTCGCCAGCAGATTGTTCTAGGAGCAAATTCTAAAGACCAAGTAACGTTTGTTCATTTTGACATTATACGGGATATTATTTTAAACAGTCCTAATCTTTTAGCATCTGTCGGCAAGAAAAACATATTGGAAAAGAAGATCAGAATAACCGATGACAAAGGAAATGATGTTTCTGTTATTCGTGCAATTTCATCATTCAGTGGTATTGTTTCAAATATTACCGGATATACGTTTTCAGAAATCTTTGACATGAAGAATCCAAAATTCTTTGTTCAGCTTGATGGTTCTATTCGTAATATTCCGAATGCTATAGGCGTTATTGACTCCACCGTTTCTGCAAAGTCTCATATTCTTTACAAGCTGTTTGAAAGCTATATGGACAGAACAAGCAAAACGATTTATTTTGATTATCGATTCAGCAAAGAAGGGAATGCCGAAGATTATTGGAATCCCAACATGTCTCAAGCACAATTAAATGATTATCGTGCTAAATTTCCATTAGGTGATTTTGAACGATACTTTTTAAATGTGTGGAGTTCTTCGTCTCAAAGGATTTTTACTTCAGAAATGCTTGAAGCAATGAGTTATATTGGAATTGACAGAGCTTTAGGAAATAATAGTGTGTTGATGGATGCTTTGGAAATCAAGATGAAAGCTGAAGAAGGAGTAAAGTCTTTTGTAAAATTTGGTGTCATGGATTCGTTGCTTGAGAAAGACAGAGCAACAATTAGGGATATTAATGATAGATTAATGCCTTTGGAAAATTATTATTCTTTGCGAGATTCTAATGGATTACCTAAAAGAACTAATTTAGAGACTCTTGAAAAGCTCGGGAAACTGTTTGATACAAATTGGGCTGTTCTAGGAGCCATCGATAGAGCAGATCCTTTAAAAGCAACAAATCGTGGTGCCAGAACAATCTTCACCTGCATTGCAAAAGGATTGCCTGGAAGTGCTTCTCGTCCATTTATACTTTCTGAAGGAAATACTGTTCCGAACTATATTTATTTCATGTTAGATTTTGTTAATGTGGAAGATCATAGTTTGGAAACATTAAAAGAAATCATTCTTGAATGTCATAGAGAGTTTGGTGGCATTGATAAGCTATGTGGAGAACGTTGGGGCATCTGGGATTTAGTTCCTTGGTGTGAAGAAAACGATATTCCCTTTGAAACAGTTTTTCCTGTGTATGAAAAACAACGTGGAGCATTCAGCGAATTGTATATTTTAGCTTCTGATGGTCGTTTCAAATGTCCCCCTTTAGGAGTTGCTGGAACTAAAGAACTTGATTTGTTTAGAGAAGAGGCTAGTGTCTTTTTCCATGATTCTGATAAAAGATGGTTTGGTTCTCCTGAAAAAACTGAAAAACATGGTATTCAAGATGATAGTATGTTTGCGGTTGCATGGTGTATTTATGGTGGAAGAGAGCTAAATGTTACGGATTTTAAAGAAAGACATAAGAAATCTTACTTTGGAACCATGATTTTAGAGAAAAATCTAGCCAGTTACACATAATTTTCTTTACTTTTGCCCATTTTTCCTGTAATATCTCCCTAAAATTAGTAAATTTTGTTCAAAAAAGGAGTAAATATGAGCAAAAATACCATGAAAGATGCTGTTTCTGCATTAAAAACATTGTCAGATGAGCAATTATCGGTACTTGCCTTTGCAATGCCATGGCAAGAAGGACAAGTAACTCCAGATGCTGACAATATTACGAAAGATGCAGATGGGTTTCCGGTGACCAATGTTATTCAAAATTTGGGAGATAGAGAGACATTACAGCAGACTTGTTGGAATAAATTTAATACAAATCCTCATGTAGGAACTGCTGTTAGAGGGCAAGTTGGTCGTTTAACAGGTCTTGGTTTTGAGGTCACTTCAGAGAATCAAGAGATTCAAGATGCGGTAAAAGAGACTGAATTAGATCCAAGAAATCGTTTATACTCATTTTGGTCAAAATATGTAGGCAGAGCAATCATTGAAGGAGAATTGTTTCTTTGTTTGACAGTTCACCCAGATTCTTTTGTGGAAGTTGATTTTATTGACCCTTCAAATATTGCAGGTGGTGGTGAAGATGGTATTCTCTATCATCCTTTTAAAGCAACTTTGCCTTTGTTTTATTATGTAACTCCCCCAGATTCCCAGAATAATGCAAATCAAAGAGGAGCTATGTTAGTGCCTTCTATTTACATAGCATATTATCCTGATTTGATTAAAGAAGCTGAAAAAGTATCTGGTTTTAATAAAAATCTTTTGAAAGATTCTGAAGGTGGTTCTAAATACAATAGATTAGGAAAATATAAACGATTCATTGTTGCTTGGGACAGATCATTTATTACTCGGAGAAATATTTCTTATTTACGGACTATTTTAGAATGGTTGAATCATTATGAAACATTGAAGAAATACGAAATTGATCATAAGAAATCAGCTGGAGCTTATTTGTGGGTAGTCACGATGGAAGATCCTAAAGCATTCAGAACTTGGCTATCTTTGACAGATGAAGAACGAAGAAAAACAGGAATTATGGCAAAGAAAACTCCTGGTTCCACATTGATTCTTCCACCTGGTATGTCATTGACAGCACACAATCCGAAACTGCCTGCTATAAGTGAAGGAGATACTGACATTCTGCATATGGTCACTAGTGGTTTGAATGAGCCAGAAGATGTAGCAACAGGACAGTCAAAAGGAACATTTGCTTCTGTTAAAGCATCTCGTGGTCCAATGTCAGATAGAACATCCGATGAGATTGCTTATTTTGAACGTTTTTTAAGATATGATTTCTATAGAGCGGTATTCTTTTTGAAGTCGAAGATGGGAAAATTTCCTGAGGAATTTTCAGTAAAAGAAGCCGTTGATTACAATGATGATCAAGAACCTATTTTCAAGAAAGTCAAAAAGAAACCAGAAGAACTTATTGATATATCATTTCCTGTTTCTGAAGTTATTGATGCTGAAGCAAGAGCAAGAGCATTCTTGGGTGTTAAACACGGTTCTGTTTATGATACTCTTGGTATTCCAAATATTGAAATTGCAAAGAAACTTGGATTTGGCAATTATCGAAGATTGCGATTATTGAGAGAAACAGAAGTAAAGAAATATCCAGAATTAGCTCCCCCTGTTGATTCAGGTCTTGAGCAGTTGGAACCAGGAAATAAAAGATTAGCTAAAAAAGGAAAAGTCGATAAGAATGGAAAACCTATAAAAGAAGAAGTACCGGTAAAAGATGGTAAATCAGAGAAAGAACAAACGCCCGTAAAGGAGAAAGTAGTTGCTAAACCCATTGTCAAAAAATAAAAAAATAAAAGGAGTGCAATCATGAAAATGAAAAGAGCTTTGGTAGGAAATGGCGGGTTTGCCAGTGAAGTAAAAGCATCATTGCGAAGAAATGCAATGCTTTGTTTTGTGGATGATGCTTATTATATAGGGGAAGAAAATACATTACCATTATCCAAGTTTGATCCTGAAGAATATGAATTGTTCATCACTATCGGGAACCCTCTTGCAAGAGCAAGTATGGTTTCCCGATTGCCTAAAGAAACCAAATATTTTAGCATCATTGATCCGTTTGCATTACTTCTAAATAAAGGGAGTATTGAAATTGGTGAAGGCAGTATTGTTTGTGCTAATTGTCTGTTCACTTGTAATATCAAGATTGGAAAACATTGTCATTTTAATTTGGCTACACTTATTGGTCATGATGTTGTTATTGGTGATTATTTTACATCTGCTCCGGATGTGAAGATAATGGGCAATAATACTATCGGGGATTACGTTTATTTTGGCACAAATGCCAGCACAAAAGAAAAAATAACAGTTGGAGATGGCGTGGTTGTAGGATTAAATGCAGGAGTAGTCAGTAATTTATTGGAAGCAGGAACATATGTAGGCACACCAGCAAGGAGGATAAAATGAGTGAAGGCGTATATCGTGTGACAGAAGAATTTGAGAAAGCTCTTGCTGATTATACAAGGGCTCCTTATGTGGTGACCGTTGATAATCAAAGCAATGCTTTATTTCTTTGTTTGAAATATGAAAATATTGAAGGCAAAGAAGTGACGATTCCTTGTAGAACCTATCCTTCTGTTCCTTGTGCTATTATTCATGCTGGTGGTAAAGTGAAATTTAAATTGGTAGAAGGAATTACTTTAAAAGGAGCTTATTCATTAGAAGGCACAAGGACTATTGATTCTGCTTTGCGATTTACTCATAACATGTATATTGCCGGCTCCCTTATGTGCATTTCATTTACAGGTCCTTACAAGCATTTTAAATTATCTAAAGGGGGAGCTATCTTAACCGACGATTATCAAGCTTATTTATGGCTTAAACGAGCTAGATTTAGTGGCCGAAGAGAATGTTCTTATCATACTGATAATCTTGATATGATTGGTTGGAATTTTTATATGATGCCAGAACTTGCGGCAAGAGGATTGCTTTTAATGAATCAGTTTTATGATTTTTCAGGAAAACCTATTCATAATGAAGATTTGGAATTACCTTATCCTGATTTGAGTAAATTTGAAATATATACGAAAGGGGCATGATTATGGAAGTGAGTAAAATATTGGAGAAATCGGGTTATCAGTCTTTTGATTTTTTAGGAAGCGGTCCGAGCGGAAGCAGAAGTGGGGAAAAATACAAATTATCTAAATTAGATCAATTTGTTGTTGAAGGTAAAGATATTTTAGATGTTGGTTGCAATGCTGGGTATTTTTTGTATAGATTACTTGACAAGAATCCCAACTCTATGCTCGGAATAGATTTAGGAGATGTTTGGATTGGTATTGCCGATCTATTGAATGAGCATCATTTTAAATCGGATAAAGTAAAGTTTATCTGCGGTGATTTTTTTACCCATTCTTTTGATAAGAAATTTGATCTCATTCTTTGTATTTCGACATTTCATTATATGGTCAATCAACAACAAGAATTGATTGATAAATGTCATTCTTTGTTGAATGAAGGTGGTATTCTTTTGCTTGAAGTGGAAGAATACATAAAGAATGATGTTCCTGAAGTCAATCACGATCCTCGTCCATATGATCCAGCAAAGTTGAAACTTGATTACCCAAACAATTTAAAAGTCAAAGAATATATTGCTGGCAAATTTGATATTTTAGAAAGATATGCTTCTGTCGTTCAGGGGGGTTCTGTGTATGCCCGTTACTTCTATAGACTCATACAAAAATGATATACCAGGTCCTAGACATTTAGTAGGGCATTGGCAAAAAACAATCATCATTGTTTCCGGCATTTCTAATGTGGGTAAATCTCAATTATGTCAATTATTGGTAAACGATAATATTTATTTTTTAAGTGCAGATACAGCTAGTTTTGCTGTCGGGCATACAATAGATATTTTGGAAAAATATATTCAAACAAATATAGAATATCTTGATTCAGGTGTTTATGCTCATTACATAAACGACAATTGTCCGGAAGAATTTATGAATAAATTCTTTGATCGTTTTGTCAAAAATAATCCAAATTACAATATCATGATCGATGGATACCTTTTTATTTTGCAACCTTTACATGATTTTTTTGTAAGGAAATGCATTGCTCATAATTATCGAATTTGGGAATTGAAGCGAATATTGAAAGAAGGTCAGATATGAATGACACGGCTGTAATAATTCTATTGTATAAAAATACAGATCATTTTTTTCAATGTTTGGAATCGATTATTAATACTCCAAATTGTGATTTTTATATTGTAGAAAATAAATCGGATGTGGATGTTTCTGATAGAATCAAAGATTATGTGATAAAAGGCAAAGTTAAAAAATATGCTTTGTTTGAGAAAAACATTGCTAATAATGCTCCTAAAATATTTTCAATAGAAGGTAATGTAAGATTTAAAGATTATAAATATGTGGTATATACTGACGGAGATGTTGTTCCTGACAAAGATTGGTTAAAAGAATGCAAATATGCTCTTGATCATGATCATAATTTATTTGTTATTGGAACAGGTCTTTACATGGACAATCTTCCTATTAAGACTTTTCCTGAGGCAATTAGTTGGATTCCTGACAGAGTATTTGATAGAGGTTTTTATTTAGAAGGGCAAACAGGATGCCAATTAATGACTTTTCGTTCACAAGATTACCAACAGTATATTAAATTTTTGATTGATAAACCATATAAAATAAAAGGGATTGATTTTACAGATTGGAATATTCATCTTTTTGCTAAAAGTATTGGAAAACGATCTGGTAGAACAAAAGTAAATAAGGCGAAACATCTTACTTGGGATTATTATCAAGATTTGAATCATCCATATACTAAAGAAAGACTTAAAATGGTAAAACCTTGGTCTTCGGATGAACGATGCAAATATACAATTTTTCCAGAAAAAGAAAATCCCATTGTTTCCATTGCTTGTGTAACATACAATCATGTTAAGTATATTGCAGAAGCAATTGAAAGTTTTCTTATGCAGAAAACGAATTTTCCCTTTGAGATTATTATTCATGATGATGCTTCAACTGATGGCACAATTGATGTTATTAAAAGTTATGCAGAAAAATATCCTGATATAATCAGATTGATCATTCAAGAAAAAAATCAATATGAGCAAGGCATGAAAAATGGGTTTTTGTTTGGATATGATCCTTTAGCAAGAAGCGTGTTGCCGATTGCTAAAGGAAAATATATCGCTTTGTGTGAAGGGGATGATTATTGGACAGATCCGGACAAATTACAAAAACAAGTTGATTTTTTAGAAAAAAATCCAGATTTTATTATGTGCTATCATCATTGCCAAACTCTTTGTAATGGAGCATTTGCTTCATATGGATTTGGAGAAGGGAGTAAAGATTTTGATCAAAGATCATTGATTAAAGCTCCTGGAGGGATAGCCACAGGAACAAAAATGTTCAGAAATATATATGGTGAAAAAACGAAACAAGATTTTATTGATTTTAGCGGTGATTTTTTACTTAATTCTTATATGGGAACAAAAGGGAAATGTGGTTTTATTAGAGGAATAAAACCTTCTATTTACAGAGTGCATAATGGCGGTGTATGGTCTGGAATGAATGCAGTTGCAAAAAAGTTAGTGGTTAAAAGAATGTATCGGAGAATGTACGAACTTTATTTGCGGAGAAATATGATTGAATATGCAAAATTGATAAAAAGGTATGTGGATTATAGATGCACATTCGCAATTATCATTCCTACTTTTCAAAGAAGTGATGGAAAAACACCTGCTTATTTGAGAAGGGCTTTGGCTTCTTTATTGCATCAAACTCATACTGATTTTAAAGTATATTTGATTGGTGATAAATATGAAAACAATGAGGAATTTGTTAATATTGCAAAAAGTTTTCCTAGGGAATTAATGTATTTTGAAAATCTTTCAAATGCAGTAGAAAGAGAAAAGTATGCCAATAATAAAGAAGCTTTGTGGTGTTCGGGTGGTGTCAATGCAACAAATTATGGAATACAAAAAGCCATAAGCGAAAATTTGCAATATGTTTGTTTATTAGATCATGATGATTATTGGGCACCTAATCATTTAGCTATTTTGAATGGAATTATTCGTACTAATAAAGTTGATTGGATATGTACAAAAACAAGTGTGGGCAATGGTGTGTTTTTTCCAAAAAATATAAATAGCAGAGATCGATTAATTAATTTTTTGCCTTTACCATGCGGAGTAATCAAATCTTCAGTTTGTTATAATGTGTCCACTATTCCAATTTTTCCAAGAGATGTTTTTGAAGAAACGGGAATTGCGATTCCTGCTGATGCTGATTTATGGAAACGAAGTGCTGAATATATTCAGAAGAATAATCTTAAAAGTTTTTATATCAATGAGCATACTTGCATACATGATACTGAAGGATATATTCGACATGGTGGTGGTTTTATCATGAGTAATGACAGAATTAAAGAAGGCGTTACAGTAATCACTTGTACAGGAGATCGTCCAGAAGCATTTGCTCTATTGCAAAAATGGATGGATAATCAAGTTTACAAACCTCAACAATGGATTGTTGTTGATGATGGAAAAGTGCCTATTAGCAGTAATGGGAAATTTATTTATATTCGTAGGGAACCGACCGATAAAGATTATACTCACACATTATGTTTGAATCTTCCACTTGCTTTAGATGCAGTTAAATATGATAAAATAATTATTATGGAAGATGATGATTGGTATCATCCAACATATATTGATTATATGGATAAATTACTTAATGAAGCTGATTTGGTTGGTTTAGGAAATCTTTTATTCTATTATCCGGCAATTCAATCTTATATGGAAAAGAAGGTAGTTAAACAACCTGCGTTTGCCCAAACTGCTTTTAGAAAAAACATGATTCCTATTTTGAAAAAAATTTGTGAAAATGCTCCCAAAGAATTTGAATTATGTGGAAAAGGTTTGATAGATGTTTTTCTTTGGAAAGATTCTTTAGAGTATGTTAGAAAGGAACAATCTGTTAAATTGATGGTTGATTTAAAAATAGCAAGTGGAAGAATTTTATCCAAAAATACAATTATAGACAATCCGCCAGAAAGCTTGATAAAAAGAGCAACGAAGAAAAGAGGAGCAGAATTTATTGACAGAAATATATCTGTAAAAGGAAGTCGTTTAGTTGTTAATTGTGAAAAATACATAACTGTTGGTATGAAAGGGCTTTCTGGTAGAAAAGGATTGACAACGCATCATAATGTAGAAAATAAAAAATATAAAAAAGATGAAAATTCAGAATTACTAAAATCCATATTGAAAAATGATGTAAAATACTATTTGGACTTTTTTTCTTGACAATCCTTTCACTTTTTGTTATTGGATAGTTACTTCTTTGGTTGTTGTTTGTTGGTGATTACTTTTTGGGGAGGTGTCAAATGCCTTGGACCGTGTCGGATGTAGACAGTCATAAAAAGGGTTTGACACCTGCTCAAAAAGCAAAATGGGTGTCAATAGCGAACAGCACTTATAAAGCTTGTTTAGCAAAAGGGGGAACGGATAAAACTTGTGCCCCAAAGGCTATAAGAATAGCAAACAGCAAGTTTTCGGAGGCAGTCATGAAAGAAACCAAAAAAATAAGTAAAGCCGCTTTATGTTTTAGTGAAGTAAATTCTTTGGCAAAAGCTGAAGATTCTGGAGAAGGTTCAAAAAGTAAATTAAGCATGGTTGCTTATTCTGGTAAAATTATCAAAGATCATTGGTATTGGGGTGATTTGGCAATTGATACCGATGGTATGGTTCTTTCAGAAAATAATATACCCATTTTGCATGATCATAATACTTCCGAAAAAATTGGTTTTGGAAAATTTGGTGTGAATGAAAAACATGAAGTTATTCCACTTGATTCATCATTTGTGGACACAGATATTGCCCGAGAATTTATTAAATTGTCAAAAGAAGGTTTTCCTTATCAAGCATCTATTCAAGCACGTCCAACTCAAATATTAAAATTAGAAGAAGGAGAAACTTGTGAAGTAAATGGCTTCACGATGACAGGTCCTGGCACAGTCTGGCGAAAGTCAGTATTAAAAGAGTGTTCGGTCACGACATTTGGGGCAGACTCGAACACAAAATCGGTCGCAATGTCCGAAAATGAAGAAGTGGAAGTTGAAATACAAGGGTCGTTTACATTAAATAAGGAGGAAAACAGTATGACGTTAGATGAATTTAAAGCCGCACATCCGGATTTGTATTCTCAGGTTATTGCTGAAGGCAAAGCGGAAGCTGAAACAGCTTTTGCCGCCGTCAGAACTGATCTGGAAAGTAAAATCACGGCATTGACAGCGGAAAAGCAAACTTTGACTTCTCTTAATGCAGAAACGGAAGCTCGTTTACTGAAAGTGGAGAAAGTCATGGCGATCCAGAAAGAGGAAGGTATTAAATCCTCTGCGGAAACCGTCTTTGCGGAAATCATGGTAAAGCATGAAATCCCGGAGCGACTCCGTCCCAAAATTCGCAAACAGATCAGTCATGAATCTTTTGTGAAGGATGAGAAACTGGATGCAGTTGCTTTTTCGGAAGCCATTGAGACTGAATTGAAAGATTGGATTACCACTGAAGGAACTTCAGAGCCGTCCATTCTGGGAATGTCTTTCACAAAGGCTGCCCCGCAGGATAACGCGGATTCGATTGTTACCCGTATGCTGAAGCATGTGGGACAGGAAGTTAAACATTAAAATTTGATTGTTTTAAGTGAAAGATATTAATTTAATTAAGGAGGAGAAAGTATGAATACACCCAGTATGACAGGTATTCGTAGTTCCGTTCCTCAGATGAATCGTTACCCTGAAGGGGCTGGCATCAAAGCATTGTTTCATTCGGTAAGAGACATTGCTTTGATCATTGATAAGACCGTTCAGGCGGGTTATGGTTATCTGAAAGCAGGAACTGTGATGGCCGTTAATTTGTCGGATGCAGGAGGAAAAGGAAAACTTGTTCCTTATGTTCCGATCAGCACCTCGGTGGTTTTGGGGGAAGTTTCGGCAATCGGCGTTGCTGCAATCGTAAAAGATTGTGCTTCTGGTCATGTTTATGTGTCCATTGAAGATTCTTACATGTTTGAAGTTGGTGATGATCTTGTTTTGGATAATGATAGTGATGAAGGTCCTGTTGCCGCCGCCGCTATTACAGCAATTGATCGAACCACTTCCACAATCTATGCCGATATTACGACTACAGCATTTTCACATACTAATTTTACGGTTGCTAAAAAATCGTATGTTCATGTGAAAGCAGGTGCTTCTGGAGAATACACCACTGCCGCTTACGTTTTGGATAAAGACGTGGATACAGGTGTTGGAACAGAAGCGTTAGGAGCCCTTACTTCGGTAGTGGTCTCAAACTGTGTTCTTTACAAGAACTCCATGTACAATCTCACGGCAGAAGCAATTGCTTCACTGGGAGCTGTAGATGGGCGTTTCTTCATTATGAAATAAGGGGAGGTTAACTATGAAAGGATCTCAAGGAATACCGGCACTTCAGCTTATTGTATTGAATAAGCTGATCTCTGCTTTTGTGCGGCCTCCCAGCAATTTCTTCTCAAATCTGTTTCCGACAGCCCAGTATGATTCGGATACGATTGAATGGGAAATTGAATATGGTTCGGGAGGCATGACACCGTTTGTGGCTCCGGGCTCCGTTGCTCCTGCAATTGGTATTGATGGACTCGGTGGAGCTTCCGCAAAGGCCGCTTTCTGGAAAGAAAAAATGTATTTTGACGAGGAGTTTTTGAACAACTTGCGGGAACCCGGCACTATGGCTACTTATAATAAAGCCGAACGCCAGCTTTCACGCGGTGCCCAGAAACTCAGGTATCGTTGCGACCGTCGGCGTGAGTGGATGACTGCAAAAATGTTGATTGACGGAACTTTGACTTATCAGATTGCTGGTGGTCTTAAATTCTCCGTCAGTTATGGCATTCCGACCAGTCATTTGATTACGTTGGAAGATGCTCGTAATTGGAAAGATGGTGCTTCTCGAAATGCTGTGGAAGACATTTTTGATGCCAAACAGACATTGGCCGATGATGCGATGGTAAAACCGAATTACGCTATCTGCAATTCCCAGATGCTGAAAGTCCTGCTGTTCGATACGAATATTCAGGCGCTTTTGAAGAAAAGCGATTTCGGTAATGGTGATTTGTTTACCAATCCGGCAATGGTTATCGGAACTCTGTTGGGTGTTGGTACTCTCATGCTGTACGATGAACTTTACGAAGTTCAGGCATGGTTGACCACAACTACAGCTTCCGGCACCACGATTTATCTGGATGATGTATCTGACTTTGAAGTTGGTGGTAAAGCTCGTTTCGTAAATATGGTTGAATACAATACTTACGAAGATGAAGTGATTACTGCTGTTGATAAAGTCAATGGCACCATCACAGTTGGCCAGGCTCCTACTGCTACTTTTGTTGGCGGCAGGGATAAAGTCATCATGCGGAAAAAGTTCATCCAGGATAACGAGTTCTTGATGTTTGCAGATACCCAGAATGGGACAAAGATTGCCGAGTTTATGGAAGCTCCTTATGGCAATAGCCGTCGTTGGGGATTCTATGCAGATACCAAAGATGAATGGGATCCTGAAGGAATTTGGTTGCGTGTTCAGGATAAAGGTTTGCCGGTTCTTTATTATCCGGACACCACTTACAAGATTACTGCTTTTGATCTTGATGAGTATTAATCAATAACCGGGAGGCTGTTCAATCATGAAAGTTGAATTACTTGTTAATTTAAAAGTAGCAAGCGGTAAGATAATTTCGGCGGGTACAATTTTCACTGACCCTATTCCGGAATTTATCATGAAAAGAGTCCGTCGGGGAATGGCCAAGATCATTGATCAACGGCCAGCCCCCGAAAGGGCTGAACCAGTAATTGAAACTCCGGTAATTGAAACTCCTGTAGTTGAGGAACCTAAAGAAAAAGCCCCTGAAGAGGTAAAAGAAGAATCTTCAGAAAAACCAGCGGAACCGTCAGTAGCAGAACCAGCGGAACCAAAGGCAGTTCGTAAACCATCGAAGATCAAAATGAAGAAAAAAGTTCGTTAAAGAGGTAAATGGACATGGATTTAAATGATGCAGATGATTTAACAGATTATTTGAAAATTCAATTAAGTTCATTGTCCAGTTTGATTACTGCTGATGGTTATGAACTTGTTTGTGATCAGGCTATTTCAGAGTTGGGGTGGTCATATCCTTTGACCATCCCAACTAAAGTCTCTTGGGCCATTAAACGAGCCACAAGACATGCAATTTATTTATTGCTTTTAGCTTCAGCCTATAAATTCAAATATAAGCAAATTAATCTTCAGCATCGTTTTGATCATTTTAAAAGTCTCATTGATGAAATGGATAAAGAGTTTACAGAAGCGTTGACTACTGATACCGCTTTGTTTGCTGGAGTTGACTCTTATAAAATGTTTGGAACAAAAATTGATGCGGGATTTGCTTATGATTCCGTAGGAAATGATGTTACTTACAATGTGGATAGATTGGTTAATTTTGCACCACTTGAGGAATAAAAAATGTTGTCAGGTCTTGGTCCGGATATTGAAGAGGTCTATGCCGAACTTGGAACCGAGATTGTTATTGTTAATCGCACTCCCCAGGTTTCAGAGAGAATCCTCTATGAAATAAATGCTCAAGGTACAAAACCATTTATTCGTGAGCATCATCTTGATTGTACTTTTCCTTATAATACTTCTTTAGTTGTCGGTGACGTTGTTTACATGCCCAAAACAGGTCGTTACCATATGGTAATGAACTTGACTTCTGAATTATTTGAAGATGAACCTGTAGAAGTCAATGGTGTTATTTATTTATGTAATCTTCCATTGACCGCTAGAATTTTGAGACCTGCAGAAATTCGAGATGCCCAATCTTATGACATGATTTCTGGTTGGTCTGTTCTTGTTGATGCCCCCGTATATGGTCTTATTACAGATCGTATTTTTGGGTCTCAATTAGATGAATTAGTTATTGTTGGACAAACTCAAATTTGGAGAATTGACTTATATCTTCCAAAAAGATATAATCTGGAACCATTAGATAGAGTGGTTATTTCTGATACTGAATATTATAAAGTAGAAGCAATTGAAGCTTATAATTTTCCAGGAGGAGTTGTAGCTACTTTGGTTGAAGATAACAGACCGATGCATGATGTTATTTTTGATGATGAGGTTTATGATGATTAGCATTAGTTTTGCCAAAAATGATATGGGCATTATTTTAACAGCTATCGGTAAACTTAAAACGGAACTGAATGCTAATTTTCCTTTATTGACAAGGGAAGCGGCAGAAGAACTGGTTAATAAATTAAGAGAAAATATTGTCACCCAAGTATTTGGTGATTTTGGAGAAGAACATAATAAAAAATGGGCCGCTCATAAAGCAGTTGTGAATAAACATCCTGGAGAATACTGGATATATACCGGTTTGTTAATGAAGCAGATTAATTTTAGACAAATCGGTAAAGGAAAATATTGGGTAGGCATTGACAGAGTTCCTGGAGATGACAATCCCGCTGAATATGGTCCTATTCTTGAAGAAAAGAGACCATTGTTTCATAATACGGTAGAAGATTATATGCCTACATGGAATGCTTATGTAGTTAGCAGATTCAAAAAAATGAAACAGGATTGGAAATGAATATTTTAGCCAAAGAGAAAAATGTAAAATCTTCTTTAAAAAAGTATTTTATTGATGCTTTAGGAGAAAATATTACTTTCGATATATCATTGAAAGAACCTAATATTCGGAAAGTAGGATCGAATGTGGTTAAACAATGGTATAACATTTCTTTTGGCCAATTTGGGAGAAATGCTTTAGCTGACTATACTTTTGAAATATTTTGCTTGTCACGACAGGATTCCGAAGGAATCCAGCTATCTTTGATGACAGATGTATTGTTCAATTTGCTTGTTGATTCATCAAAAACAGATGGGATGAGAAGAATCCCTCTTTACAATACAGAAGAAACCCCTTGGGAGTTATTAGGGGCAATGGTTGTTCAAGAAATTGGAGATAATGTGCCTTTTCAATTACCAAGAGATGAAATAAAGGTGAAAATATATTCGGTGAGGTTGAGATGGGGATTAGCATTGTAAAGAAACAAACATCATTTGTGGTATGTGAAAAGTGCGGTAAAAAACTCATCGAAAGAAAAGCAAATGGGATTTTTCATTTTGTGTTTGGGAAATCAGGAGAAAATAATTCAACTGCCCCGGTTGATTTATATATACAAGGCAATTTGAAAATTAAGTGTCTCAGGAGGTCTTGTGGTCATTGGCAGGTATTAACATATTTACCAAATGTATTTCAATCAAGTGAAAATCTTGAAGCTTCAGACTGTGAAAAAAAGAAAAATTAAATTAAGGAGGTTATTTTTATGGCATTAACAAGAACAGGTCCCTTGACTAAAAATCCGCAAGCGGTTGCTCTTGGGTTAGCCCAGATCAGAGTAGGTGCGGCGGCAGCAAATATTTCATTTGCTACTCCGAAACTACTGGCCGCCGCTTCTATCGGTGCTTTAGCCAATACCAAATTTACAGGAAAGACTGATTATTGGAAACTTGAATCAGGATTCCCGCTTCTTGAAGATTATACATTGCCGATTCGTGAAGCATGTTCTCTTGAATGCGGGTTTAAGGAAATTTCCGTAGCCAATCTGTCATTAGCACGTGGTATTGATCCTGCTGATTTGGATGAATACGATGTAAGTATTGCTCTTGGTGGTTTGGTTGCTCCTGATTATGTGAGAATGGAAGCTGTTTATACATTCCCCGACAATCAGTCCCAGATGGTAATCATTTTCCCCAGAGCAAATGTTGTAAGTTCAATGGAAATTGATTTGAAGGCAGAAGATGCGGCCGTTATTCCTATTACGTTTGAAGCAAAACGTGGTGATTCAGGAGTTACCGGTGGTAATGCAGCATGGGATAATATGCCATTAGGAACAATTGTGTTCTTAACAGGAGATGACATGGTATAATATCCAAAAGTAGTTTAAAATTTATTCACTCTCCCCGTGATTCATTTCACGGGGAGAATCTTCTTTAAAGGAGAATTATTATGACGGACGATCTGAATCCTGATATTAAGGAAATTACTTACGGAAAACGCAATCTTAAAACCATCACTATTTATCCTCTTTCTATCGGTGATCAGTTTAAGGTAACCGATCTTATTACCGAATTAATCAAAAAACTCGGGGAAGCTCAAGCAAGAGGAGCAAACAATGACTTTGCTCTTGTTACTGCGGCTGTTAAAATTTTAGAAGATAACATTACTAAAATTTTATCCTTGGTGGCAGATGCTTCTGATGAAGAATGTGAGGATATTGTCAACAATATGACCAATATTCAATTGATGGATGTAATTGAAGTTGTTTGGTCAGTCAACTTTGAGCCTGCCATAAAAAAAGGCAAGAGCCTGTTCGAGAAGGGCAAGAGTATATTCAATTCCCCGAACTCGTCTCCGGATTCCTCCGATTCTACCCTCAGTACAGGCTCGAGGATATCTACCGAAGGAGTTATAAAAGCGGAGGAATAACTCTTTCTCAATTGATGGTGCTTCATCAATATGCTATGGATGAAAAGATCCGAGAAATGAAGTTTTCAGCAATATTGCATGGAGCAGACCCAAAAGATTTAGAAGATAAACAAATCACGGATGTGAAAAGAAAGGAAAATTTATTATTTGGTGATCCTAAAGATTATGAAAAAATGGATGAGAAATCTAAAAAAGAGCTTTCAGATAAAATGAAAGCTAAATTTATGAAGTGGGCACAGGTGAAATAAAATGGCAGATGATACCAGTAGTTTAGGGTTAGGAGTTGTTGTAACAGCCGCTGTGGAAAGTGCTTTGGCTGCATTGAATCAGTTGGAAACAAAATTGCAGTCTCTTGTCACTGGTATGGATAAAGTAACTTCTTCTTTTACTAAAGCGGCTAATGAACAAATCAAATCCCAACAAAAAATTGCTGAATCAATAAATCAATCAGCAAAAGCAATGGATGCTAATGCGGCAAGTGTTGCTAAATCATCGGCAGCCGCAACAAAATCAACTGAAGCTTTAGCTGGGGCTTCTAAAAAAGTAAAAATTGCTAATGAAGCTTTAGGAATATCTTATAAAGAAGCTACTAAACAAATGGAGGGTTTAGGAGCTTCTCAAAGATCAACCATTTATCGTACTTTACAATCCCAAGAAATGTTTAAAGCTGTAGTAAGCACATTAAAGAAATTTAGTGGAGCTTCTTCTGAAGCAAAAGCCGCCATTGTCAGTATGACAAAATCTTCTGATAATAATGTGGTCAGCTTTAAACAAATGACAAAAAATTTATATGATGTGGAAAAAAGCATTTTGAAAACAGCGGATAGTATGAAGTCAATGGGGGCTTCTACTAAAGAAATAAATGCATTTTCAAAAGGAGTGGACAGAATTGCCGCATCCACTGCTTTTATGAAAGGAGAATTTTATAAAACAAATACTGTTTTATTAAGTGCTACTAAATCTTATGAAGGATTGAATAAAGAAACAGAAATACTTGCCACAAAATATCAAAAACTGCTTAATTCAAATACAACGTATGCTCAAAAAGCTTCCGAAGTCATTGAAAAAACGAAAACTGCCACAGGTGGTTTTAGGTTGTACGATGCCCAATTGTCTCAAATAAATAAAGATTTTGCAGAATATACTAAACAATTGGATAAATGGACAAGTGCATCCACAAAAGCGGCAGAAAGTTCTAAAGCGGCGGCCACTCAAGTTTCTAAATTAAATGGATATCTTTCTCAAGGATTAATTACCCACAAAGAAGCTAATACTCAATTAGCCGAATATTTAAAAACAGTAAAGGCAACTGGTCCTGAAGTAGGAAAATTTGGACAGTTCCTTGCAGGTTTGCATAGCAGATTTACAGGAATGGCGGCTACCATTAAAAATACTACAGGATACTTTTTTGATTTAGGTAGGGCTCTTGTTAGTATGGCAACATGGATTCCAGCAGCCATTATAATTAGTAGCATAACAACGGCTATTACAGAAGCCATTGCTTCTATATCTGATTTTAATCAAGCATTGAAAAACTTACAAGCTATTTCAGGAGGTACTGAAGCAGAAATAGCGTTGTTAGGAGAAGAAATTTTAAATATATCTAAAACCACTAAATATTCAGCAAGTGAAATATCGAAAGGTGCCGTTTATATTGCTCAGGCAGGTTTTTCTGCCGCAGAATCTTTAGATGTAATTAAGGCAGCGGCTCTTGGTGCTCAAGGTACATTAGAACCATTAACTACTGCCGCAGATTTGTTGACCACTGTTATTCGTGCTTTTCGATTGGATGCTTCCGAAGCATCTTATATTATGGATTCATTAGCAGTAGCAGCAAATGGATCTAAAACCAATTTGGAAGGCATGAGAACAGTTTTTAACTATATTGGTCCTTCTGCTGAAGCTGCTGGTGTTAGTTTGAATCAAGCATTAGGAGCGGTAATGGCTTTGTCAAATGCTGGTATTAAAATGTCAACAATAGGTACTAGTTTAAGACAAGTATTTATTGGATTAGAAAATCAAAATGCAAAATTGAGAGCGGCTATTAATCAAGCTGGTTTATCCGCCAATGATTTTAATGTTAAATTTCAAAATCTAGCTACTAATGGTAATGGATTAGCCGTTGTTCTTAAAAATTTAAATACTGTTATTGGAGGAGACCTTACAAAAGCTACTCAATTTTTTAATGTTCGTGCCAACAATACTGCATTGGTATTATCCACAATGCATGAATACGTTGCGATATTGACCGAAGATACTAAAAAATATGGCGTAGCTCAAGCAATGGCGGCAACTCAATTGGATACAATTAGCGGTAAAATGTCCATATTGTCCAATAGATTTAAAGCTATGATTATTTCTTTTTCAGAAGGAGGTTTAACCGAAGTTTTTAAAGGTCTTATTACCGTATTAACAAAAGTGATTGATCTTATAGATGCTGGATTAAATAATGCTTTGATAAAAACAACCGTGACTGTAACTGCCACAGTTGCGGCTCTTGGTCTTTTAGCAGTTGTTTTGGGTAAAATTGCCAATTATTTAAAATTAGTTGCTTTGTGGAGCACTTTTACAAAAGCCATTCAATTAGGAAAAGCGGCTATAATAGCTTATTCTGCGGCAACAGGGGCTGCTACTACGGCGATGACTGCATTAAGAGGGGGTTTGATGGGTTTATTCACTCTTGTGCGAGCCCATCCGATTGGACTTTTTGCTACGGCTGTTGGTGCATTGATAGTAGGACTTGTTAATTGGAAACAAAGTATGGACGGTGCCAGCGGAGCCCTTCAAAAACAAGTTATTACAAATTCTAATGCAGCAACTTCTGCCACAAGTCTTGCTGAAAAATTGAGAGATTTAGCAAAACAACAGGCTGAAGGAAAAGATGTTACTCAAAGTTATCTTGCCATAATGGATAAAATAGGAGAACAGTTTCCTGAACTTACTGATGCTATGATAGAAAATAGCAATCAATATGAAAAACAAGCTCAATTATTGGATGAGCAGGCTCAAAAAAGCAGAGAAACGGCTGCCGCCAAAGCCGAAGAAGTTGTGGCTTTATTTAATGAAAAAGCGGCTCTTGAAGCAAGGATGACTCCAGCCAGAGAAATGTTGGGATTGAATAAAAAAATATCTGAATCAAATAGAGAATTATGGGAATCGGCCAAAGAAGTGGCTTCTTCCATAGCAACTTTGGAAAAATCGGAACAGCAGCGAGTTATAGCTGGATTGACGGCATCCGAAAAATTTAAGAAAATAATACAAGCAGAAGTGACCATGGCTAATTATCGAAAAGAAGCTTTGGTGGCTAATGATAAAGATTTAGTTAAACAAGAAGCAACTTTATTGGATACTATGGGGGAAAATTGGGAAAAATATTATGATGCTCAATCTTCTCCGGAAAAACAAGCGGCTTTATTGAAAATTTTTCAAGCTGGTTTGCGGGCCAGATTAGAAGCCGAAAAGAATTATGAAAAAGCCACTGAAGCAAGTAAGCAAACTTTTGAAGAAAAAGAACGAGTTGGGCTTGCCGCTCAAAATGCAAAAATAGCAGAATTGATAGGCAAGAGAGAAAAAATATATGAAAAAGAAACAGCCGCATTAAAGAAAGAAACTGAAAATCAATTAAAGATTCAGAAAAAAGCATTGGATATGAGGCTTTCTTATTTGGAATTGGAAGAAGCGGAAGCAATAGCCAATGCCAGAGAACGAGAAGAAACCACAGAAAATGCAGAGCAAGCGGAATATAATATTAAGGAAGAATATGCAAAGAAAAAGATAGCTTTGCTTAATGAAAATTATGATACAGAAATGTCTATCATTGAAAAAGGTTTCCAGAAACGAAAGGATTTAATTGATAAAGAATCTTTGTATTTGGAAGAATCTGATGGAAGAAAAGCCGAATATTTAGAAAATGAAAAAATGAGATCCGAAGAAATAATTTCTCTTTATGAGGATCAATTAAAGGCTTATGAAAGCATGGCTTCAAAAGAAATATCAGCCATGTCTAAATTAGAATCTTCCATTAAATCTCATAAAGAAAAGATAAAATCCACTCAAAAAGAATTAGAAAAAGTTTATCTTGATACAGCTAATAAAAAATTGGCTGCCAATAAATTAACAATGACCAGTGATGAACAAATGGCGGCTGATATAAAATATCAGCAAGAATTAATGTCTGCTGGTTATAAACAATTGTATGCAGGAAATATTGATGCGGCTAAAGATTATTTTTCAAAAGCCGGTGACATGATTGATTCATTGACCGTAAAAACTACAGATGTTTTTGGTGTAGAAAGTGAAAGTGCTAAAGATACTCAAAAATTGAGATTAGGATTAATTGATGAGTATGAAGGTGCTATGGAAGCAGCGGCTAAAAAACAAATTGATTTGTCTGCAACCACAGCATCCAAACAACAAGAAGATTTAGAAAAAGCTAAAAATAATTTGGCGAATTATAAAGCAGAAATTGATAAACTCCAAACGGCATTGACAAAAGAAATTAAAATGAATATTGATACAGTTGCCGCTTTGGATAAAATAACTGAAGTTAAAAACTCGGCAAAAGAAGGAGCTGAACTTGTTCTTAAATTTATGGCAGAAGCTTCCCCTAAAGATACATTAGATAATACAATTACTAAAGTTAAGGCAAAGATTGCCGAATTAAAATCTTCTCTAACTACAGAGAATTTTGGTCAATTTGTTGTTAAATTTATAGGCACAGAAGATGGTGTTACTTTTTCTCCATTGTTGACAGTAATTAATTCTCTTAAAAACAATCTTCATAATTGGAGTTTGAGTCTTACAGCTTCCGTATCAAATTTCTTGATTCAGATACTTGGTAATGATGGAAGTGGGCAAGCATTTATCAATACAATAATTGCTAATGTGCAAAGTAAATTTGCCGCTCTTACTTCTGAATTAAGTAAAGGGGCTACTTATACAATTACCATTAAAACTGTAAAAGTTGGTAGTAGTGAAAGTAGTGGGGGAAGTGGCAGTAGTGGGGGAAGTGATAGTGGAGGAGGAGCGGCTCCTGTTCAAGAAGCAGAAGGTGGACTTATACCTGGTACTGGTGACGGAGATACTGTTCCTGCTTTATTGACTCCAGGAGAATTTGTAATTAGAAAAGGTGTTGTACAAACATTAGGAGAAGGTTTTTTCAGAGCAGTAAATAGTTTGAAAAGTTTTACGGCACCTAAATTTAATCTTGCTTCAATTCCTGCTTTTGCAAATGGAGGTATGGTAAGATCAGTTGATCAAGGAACATTTACATTGAATTTAGCAGTAGGAAATGCATCATTGCCTTTGAAAGTAGTTGGCAATCCTACTACCATGAGAACACAAATAAAGAGACTTGAAAAAGAACTATCCAAAATGAGATTAAGTAAAAAGTAAGGAAATATTATGGCTGGTAAATTTGCGATTTTTTCCACAGAATTAGGTCCGATGTTAGATCCGGCAAACAACTCAACTCCACCTGCTTCTTTAGTTGTCTTTGATAAAGATCCAGTAGTGACTGGTGATTATGATCATTTTGCAGGATCAATAATGAGAGGTTCTGTTATTCCTACTTTGGGAGGGGTGGTTATTCAAGATTTTGGAACACAAATCATGGATCAACGAATAACCTTTTCAGATGAGGCTGCCATTTCAAAAGCTACAGTTGATGCAATCGTAGCACTTGAAGCAATATCTAGCGGGGAATACTACTTTACCGACGGATATGACTGTTGGAAAGTGCAGTTTTCAAGACCTGTAGGGTTCGTTTACAAGAGAAATCTTGTTTCCTCGTTTTTCAATGTAGCAAGATATGATTATGAAATAAGTCTTGTTGTAAAGGATCACGAAAATGTCTAAATATGCTTTTAAGTTTATATTAGATGGAACAACCGATATTACGGACAAAATAAAGTCTTTCTCCATCGAATCTTCTTTAGATGCTTTTTGTCGGGAATTGTCTTTTGATCTTTTAGATGAAGATTTTTATGATACTTTGGATTTTTCTATAATTCCTGAAACAGCAAGAATTGAAGTATTTACTTCCATAGAAACTCCTGTTCTTACAGGTAATTTGTTTGTTCTTAATTTTGAGGGTGTTGATGGAGCAACGTCGGGATGGGAGGAAGAAATTTTTGATCTTCAGCCTACTTATGTGGAACATGTAGAACTTGATACGGATGAATATGATGATGGAACATCTAGTTTGAAACTGGTAGGAACCGCAGATCAGTGGGCTGTATTAGGTTATGATTTTGGTACTTCTCCTGTTAATTTTGTTTTTTCTCAAGGATTTAGATATACAGCAGGAGTAACATATTTTGAAGTGTATATTGGGGGAGCTGGTTCATATATAGATTTGTACACATGGGATAATATTTTGTATGTGTATGCAGAAGATAGATTAGGAAATACCTTAATTGATGAAGAATTAAGTCCGCCAGCTCCTGATGTTTGGCATGAACTTAAAATTACTGTTTCTGGTAGAGATATTACAATAGAAATAAATGATATTGAGGTTGGTTCTGCCACTGCTTCTATAGATTATCCTTTTAATGATCTTGAAGAGATATATTGGGGTTCCCAAGGAAATGTTGGAGCTGATTCTTGGATAGATAAAGTATATATGTCCACGACAGATATAATGGAAGGAACAACTGTTTGGGTAAGTCAAGGACTTTACTTTATTGAACGTCCTACTTTTAAAGTCGGCATTCATGAAACAATGACGGGTGTTTGGGGCAGACAATCAACGGCTATATTGGCAGAACCTTTTGCTCAAAAGGTCACAAAATTGTGGGATGAAGATACTACATTTTATGCGATTTGTGAGGAGATTATTGAATCAGTTGGTTTAGTTTGGGATTCCGCTAAATGTGAGATTCAGGATTTTACCATATATGCAGATAATTTTGAGGCAGATGATCAATATCCAATTGAAGTATTGCAAGAATTGGTTGAATTGATTGTTGGAGAAGAGGGGTTTGTTACTTCTGATAGAGAAGGAAATATCTGTATTAAACGATTGGTAAGAACACCAACAACGTCGGACTATGATCTGACTGATTTGATTATTCAAGAAATTAACGAAGAACCAGAATGGCCTGAATTTGGTAATCGAATAAAAATTATCCCTGTTGAATCTGTTTCTCAAAATTCTATTTCCGTTAAATTAGGATCTGAATGTATTGGCATAAGCACATTGCAAGTGGGTTATGTGGATGTATGGGCCCAAGTTAAAAATGGAGAGGGGGTTCCTTTGAATGATCAAGTTGTTACTTGGTCTTTTGATCCAGTTGCTCCAACTACTTTATCTTATGTATATCCTCTCATTCAAAATAGTAAGGAAATACTTATTTCTAAAGAAATTGTTAGGGCAGATAGTTTGGTTTCTTTATCCACTAAATTTGAAGCTTCTACCATTATAGGTATTTGGGCTTATGCTGATGTAAACAGATTGAATAATTTTGTAGAAGGGGATTCTTATATTTTAGATGGAACAAAAGTTTATCTTACGGAAAAAAATTTCAGTTATTGTGATCAAATGGTTATGGTTTCTTATACAGTAAATGGAATGGTTTATAATAAGATAAAATATACTCCAGGAGCTTTAGAGTATTCTGGAGAAGTTAGTATTATAGCTTCTTTGTCTGGTAAAGAAGATTCAAAAACTATTTATGTGAATAATTACTGCAAATGTCCAAGCACATTATCTGCTGAAATAAATCCCACAACTTTAGAAATAGGGGAAATTGCAACAATAACGGCTTATTTAGAAAATGGGGATGAAGCCGTTTCCGGTAAAATTTATATGTATGAATATACTGGATTAGGAATTATATCTGCATCTGTTTTAAATACAGGGTCAGTTACGGTTACTGATGAAAAAGCCGAAGCTGTCAATGTAATAGCAGGGATTACTCAATGTATTTCTAAAGCACCTGTTTATAGTTATTGTGAAGTATATACTTATACCGAAGATGCCGATGGTGTTATTACACATACTTCTGCTAATTTAGCGGTAGGATTTTCAAATAAAACTATTAATTTAGGTGTTATGATTCCTACGGGAACTAATTTAGTGATTACTTATAATAGAGCAGGTTCAGTTGTAAATTATTTTACAGCAGTTACGGCAGGGGATGTGCGAATAACTGTTTCTTCTCCAGTTAATACAGAAGAAGGATTATCTCAAGTTCTTTCTGCCACAATTAATGAAGCTAAAGAAGAAGCAGTGGAAGAACCAAAAACAATAGATGAAGTAACAGGAGAAACTTCAGAAACATATTATGTAAAAGGACCTTCTTCAATCATACTTCAAACAAGTACATATGGTTGTAGAACAGGAGCAACGCAAACTACAATTGGTGGAGGAAGTGGTGGTGCAGGGTTGCCTTTGTGTACTCAAAAATTTGGTTCTTGGACTTTACATAAAACTTCCGATGATTCTTATGTTGCTTCTGATATGTCTGTTGACGGAACCGGCATTGTTGTCAATGGTAATAATATAGAATGCACCATTTGGAAAGTAAAATCTCAAACTTTTACGGTTACTTTGACAGGTCCTAAAGGAGTAACGGCAACAAAACAAGTGACTTTAAGTAGAACAGATTCTTTATAATTTATATTGAGAAAGGAGTAAGTTATGTCGAGACCATCAGTTAATATTTTAGTGAACATTTCACCTAATGATGTAGAATGTTCCAATCCTGCAGGAGATTCTAATTTTCTTCTGTTAGGAGCAGGAGATTATTTAGTATGGAGGGATTTGCAACAATCAGATGGTGATCTTCTTTCTGGAGTAGGTTATCCTGTTATTATTCCGGAAGCAGGCACTTCAGAAGCACCTGCATTATTTTTAGCTGATAATAGTGCAGGAACATATCGACAAGTAGTTATGGCAGGAACCAGTCTAGCTGTATATGGTGGGGATAAACGATATGTTTGCTGTGCTTGGTTTAGCGGAGCTACTGCTTCAATTCCTTATCTTGAAATGTATGATGATGATTCTCATGCAACTTGGGAAAGTAAACCATTAGGAGATGGTACTCCTGCAAATAGTCTTTTCAGAGCAATTGCCACTACAAATGCCACTCCTGGTAGTGCTACTTGGAGCGGGACTCCTTTAGCTGGTACTGATTCACGAATTGCTTTGGATACAGCACCGTTAGCTGGTGCTAAATATTTGTATTGGAATATGAAACATATATTGACAAGTACAATGGCTGCTTGGGCAGCGGCAGATTGGTATTCAAACGACCTTGTATTTTCTATTCACTTCACATATAGTTGATGGTAAAGTTATGAAGAAAATAGAATTAACTCAAGGACAATTTGCTTTAGTGGATGATGAAGATTTTGAATATCTTAATCAATGGAAATGGTATGCCCATTTAGCTAAAACAGGAAAAACATATTATGCAGAAAGAAATAAAAGAATAAGTAAAGATAAAAGAATTTTGATTCAAATGCACCGTTTGATTATGAATACTCCTGATAATTTAGAAGTGGATCATAAAGATGGCAATGGTTTGAATAATCAAAAGCATAATATGATAAATTGCACCAGACAAGAAAATGCTTTTAATAGAAGGGTATTCAAAGGAAGTTCTTCTTATAAAGGTGTGTTTTGGCATAAGCGTTTGAATAAATGGGTTGCTCAAATAGCCAGAATGAAAAAACATATACATATAGGCACTTTTGTTTCTGAAATAGAAGCCGCTGAGGCATATAATAAAAAAGCAAAAGAATTTATGGAGGAATATGCAAAGTGTGGAAAATCAAATTAACATTAATCGGTGGTCTTACTCATGAATTGAATGATGTAAGATCAGGAAATCCGGGTTGGGGAAGTTGTCAGCCTACAGCAATTGAAAGATTGAATTTTTCTTTCAAAGGAACAGATCCGAAAACAGGCAGAGAAGATAATTATGAATTAGTCCTTGCTGGTATGAAAGAATATAATTTTTTTGTTGAAGCCAGCAGAAATATTCTAGGTGGTAAAACAAAGATTCAAGGTCTTTGGTTTCTCGGGAAACTTCCCGTTACAAATCAAATTGTTGGATATGTTTTGAAAGACAGCATTGCCAGAATAAATGCCATTGATGGTCAAGAATATAATGGAACAGCCACAGTAGGTTGGAAACCAGGCATTCTTGATGGCAATCCTTTTATAGATATTATCAGAAGATAATAAAGGAGAATATAAATGCCTGATGAATACGATGAGTACGATGAGTATGATGGCATAGGTGTTCTATTTGCTTTTTCCAAATGGACTTTTGATGATTTGGGAATTTCATTTGAATATCAAGGATTGCAATATGAAAATATTGCCGTAGAATTTGAATTTTTCAAAGCAGGTTATTATAATTATCAAAATTTTGGATTATTGTTTGAAGCAACGATGGGATCAGATTATTCGGATATGCCTCTTATCTTCAGCGTGATTAAACAACCTCAAACATTTATGTCTTATATTTTTCAAAAATTATATTGTGTATGTTCGGAATTATCTCCGGTTTATGATGACATTGCTTTACAAAATTGGAATGTTAAACCCAATCAAATATGGTATGTTTCTGTTACTTCAGCTGGTGTAGTGACTTTATATGATACTCTTGCAGATGTTACTAATGGAACTAATCCTGTAGCTACTGGAATAGCAGATGCCGATTTATTGGTGATTTTGACTTATGTTTCTCCAGAAACAGTTATGGATTATTATTATACCGATCTTGTTTATCATTTGTCTCTTTCGGCATTACCAACCGGAACCAGAAAATTCAAAGTAAAACCATTAACTGACTTGTCAGAAATTAGACATGCCATTTATAATAATTCAAACATTACTATATCAAGAGGGCAAGCCGAATTAAATCTGCATACTTATGCCATCAAAGGCAGAGAAATTGTTCTTGGCACACATTTACCTACATTAGAATGTGGGGATAATGTTGATTTGACAAGCACCAGAAGAAATAAAACGGCAGAGAAAAGTCAAGTATTATCTCAAACAATTGCTGGAGAAGTTAGTGATGGTGGGGAAACTTCTTTAGTGACCACAATAAATGTTGCCAATTATGTGGAGCTTTTTAGATGAAAAATGTATCTTTTGTTTTTGGTAAGGAAAAAGAAATAGATGATTTAAATCAAGCAAGGATTACTGCCATAGATAAAGTTAAAGGCAGAGTATCTTTGGCAATGAAAAACGGTTTGATTTCTACGGCAACATATCTGCACGATATTAATGATCTTAGGGTTGGTATGACAGTTCTTGTTGGTATGGTGAATGATTCTTATTTTATTTTGGAGAAAGTTTCAGCTAATCCTAAAAATAGTAACGGCATGAGTTTGCTACAATTAACCACAAATTTTTCAAATAGTTTTGAATTTAGTGTTTACATTTCTCCAGATAATTTACAATGTAAATTACCATTATATAATATGATAAATTGTTTTATAAATTGGGGAGATGGGTCAATTGTTAGAATAGCAAAATGGTTAGAAGGAAATCCAATTCATACTTATACAAGTTCAGGTACTTATATTATTCAAGTAATAGGATCTTATCTTTGGCATCATTGGATAGAAACTGCTGAATTGGGAAATCAATTTAGGGAATTGAAAAGATGGGGTGGTTTTAAATTGGGGGTAGATCCTGGAGAATTTCATTCATTTATTTATATGACAATAACAGCTACGGATATACCAGAAATACTAGGAACAGGACTTTCTTCTTTTACTCAATGTTATTCTTTGACAAATATACCTAATATAGAAAATTGGGATGTTAGTGCGTGTACTTCATTTTTTAATACATTTTTCAGGACTCCTTTTGATCAGGATATAAGTAAATGGAATATTTCTAATGTAACTAATATGAATGGTATGTTTTATGGAGCAGGTCTTTCAACTGAAAATTATGAAAAACTCCTTGTTGGTTGGTCATCCCAGAATGTAAAAACAGATGTAGTATTTGATGCAGGAAATGCTACATACCATGCCGCCTATGCTCCGTATAAACAAATATTGCTTGATAAAGGTTGGATTATAAAAGATGGTGGTCAAATATGATAAAAAGCTTTGATCAAGCAAGAGTGGTATCAATAGACAAAAACAAAGGCAGAGTAACTTTGTTTACCAAAAACGGGTTAGTTTCTGTTGGTACATATCTGCATGATATAAATGATTTAAGAGAAGGAATGACAGTTCTTATCGGAGATTTGGAAGGTTCTAAAGTTATTTTAGATAAAGTTTCTGCTAATCCTAAAACTAGTAATGGTATGAGTTTGGCTTTTACAAATTCTTATTTTACATTTAATATTGATACTACTTTATTATTAGGAACCCCTTCATTTATTTTACCTTTAGTTCCAGAAGGAGAATATGCTTTTTATGTTTATTGGGGGGATGGTTCTTCTAATTATATCACATCTCACACTTCTCCACATAAAGAACATATTTATACTGTTGGTGGCGAATACACCATAAAAATAAAAGGAATCATTAAAGGATGGAATTTTTATGATATTTACTTTAATGAAGGAGATAATCGTTTATTTACGCTTACAAGAATAACAAATTGGGGATGTTTCAGTTTTGCTAATTCTTGGGGACATTTCGGATATTGTGTAGGTTTACAAATAACTGCCACAGATATTCCCGATTTGTCGGAAGCTACTTCTTTATTAGAAAGTTTTGAACATTGTTATGAAATAGTAACGGTGCCTAATATGGATAAATGGGATGTTTCTAATGTAACGAATATGCGTTATACATTTGCTAATTGTATTGCTTTTAATACGAATATAAATGATTGGGATGTTTCTAATGTAACAGATATGAGAGGAATGTTTAATGAGGCTCATGCTTTTAACCAACCATTAAATAATTGGGATGTTTCTAATGTAACAGATATGAGAGGAATGTTTAATGAGGCTCATGCTTTTAACCAACCATTAAATAATTGGGATGTTTCTAATGTAACAGATATGAGTGCAATGTTTGGTGTGGCTTATGCTTTTAATCAACCTTTAATTAGTTGGAATACTTCTAATGTAACGAATATGTTTTATATGTTTGCATATTCTGCTTTTGATCAAGATATAGGTGCTTGGAATATATCTAATGTAACAGATATGAGGTATATGTTTACATCTGGGCATCTTTCTGATGAAAATTATAAGAATCTTCTTGCAGGATGGTATTCTCAAAATGTTAGATATGGTGTTGTTTTTGATGCTGGTTCGGCACAATATGGTGGTTATTATGCTAGTTATCATAGGCAAACATTAATTAATAAAGGTTGGACAATAACAGATGGTGGGTGGGACGGTGTTGAGTGGTAAGTAATATGAAAAAAGCATTAAGTCAAGCAAAGATACTCACTATAGATAGAAACAAAGGGAGAGTGACTCTAGCCATGAAAAATGGCCTGATTTCGACAGGCACCTATCTATATGATCTGAATGATTTGCGAGTAGGAATGATTGTTTTAATTGGTAAAGTGTCAGGAAGTTATGTTATTTTGAATAAGATGCCGAGAAATTTAGCTAAAGCAAGTGCTATGATGACAATTGCTCCTGAAACAACTGATAGTTTTATTAGAATTGCTTATTTTAATCAAGATTCTTATATGGATAGTTTTTTAAGTGGTGCCGTGGATACGTCCATGTGGGGGTCTGTTTATCCTGTAATTTCATATTCTTATGATGAAGAAAATGGTGAATGGGTATGGGAAAGAATATATAGAGATACCGGACAACTATTTGAAAATATGTCCATAGATATTTCTAACGGGGAACTGCGGCCAGAAGTTCCCTGTACAGGACATGGTTCTGGAGAAATTCCTTATGCAATGTTTTATTGCAAACATTTTGTTTCTGCAGGATCTGATATGAATGTGGAAACTTGTGTTACTATTGACCATGGTATTTATTATTTGAATTTTGTAACTAATCCTGCTTCTGTAACAACCATTTATTTAGATAATATAACTAAAGTCTTTTTGCGTATTACAAAAGTGGGAGATATTTGGTCTGCTTATTATAAATTATCTGAAGGAAGTTCTTGGATATTAGCTAAAACTTTTACTAAAGCAACAGAACCAGATTATGAAATGTATAGTGGATTTAATTATTATGCAAACTATGATGGAGTAGTTAGAGTTTTTATGACTGAAGCAAGAAGGGGAGGAAGTATATGGACTCAGCCCCCTTATCATATGTATGCATCTTTTGAAATTACAGTTCAAGGAAATGAATTGGATATATAGGTAATATTATGAAAACTGTTCAAATGTGGAGAGATTTTAATTACCCTAAAGAGTTAATTGCTTGTGCTAAAACAGTTGTTAATATTGTGGGCAAAGAAAATTATGAAATTCTTTGTACAAATCCAAAAATTCCTAAAGAATTAGGAAATGTGAGATGGAAGAATTTTGATGAAGAATATGCAAAGGCTCTTGCAGATCAAAAAAATATAGATTGGTGGAAGACTTATTGTACCACTAATTATTTTAAATCGGATTTAATCCGTCTTTGGTATGCTACTCGTTTTCCTGATCTTTTTTATATTGATGCTGATATTCAACTTTTGTATTTGCCTAATCTTAGTAGAGAAAATGTTCCTTATTTTTTACAAAAAGATTTTTGTATGTTTAATGTTAATGGAAATATAAAATGGTTTGAAGAATTAATAGATGCTGTTACACAAAATCCATCTATGCCGATGATCATATTTCATTATTTAACAGGAATAAATTGTTCTGATAATCGGTTAAATTTTCCTAATGATTGTTGTAAACGAACATTTTTTGGAAAAGTTTGGATAAGATAAAAATAGATTGTAATTTGGGGTATTTTTTTATACAATAAATTAAATTAAGGAGAATTAAAATGAAATGTATTGCAGCTAATGTGGATATTACAATTATTGAAGGCGGTACATTTGATAAAAGTTTTCAATGGAAAACTGGAGATCCTGCCATTCCTGTTAATCTTACAGGATATACCGCAAACATGCAAATCAGAGCCAAAATAAAAAGTGATGATATTCTTTTAGAAGTGCCCCATAAAAGAGAAGCGTGGACACCTGACGGTGATACGGGTATTTATTTTTATAATGATGAATACGATGATGAATATGATGTTGATGATATTGGAAAATGGCGTATTTATTTACGAGATAACGATACAGCAGGTTTGTGTAATGCTCACAAGGAAATCGTAGGAGCTTACGATTTATTCTTGTACAATCCCTCAGGAGAAGCCGTTCTGAAACAATATGGTACAGCAACTATAACTCCGGCGGTGACCAGAAATGAGTGACATTGTTCTTGTTGAAGGAGAAGATAATGTAATTATTGTTGAAGGAGATATTCAAATAATAATTACTGAAGGTGAACCTGAGGTTACTGTTCTTTCTCAAATAGAAGAAGGTCCTCAAGGAATACCTGGAGATGATGGTACAAGTGGCACATCAGGTACCAACGGAACTGACGGAACGAGTGGAACATCAGGTACTTCCGGAACAGATGGTACTGATGGGACTTCAGGCACTTCTGGATCTGATGGAACAAGTGGAACTTCAGGAATAGATGGAACTGACGGTACAGATGGAACAAGCGGTACGTCAGGCACAGATGGTACTGATGGTACTTCAGGGACTTCTGGATCATCGGGTACGTCTGGTGTTGATGGTTTAATGGGTTCTCCAGGTATCCCAGGAATTGATGGAACATCAGGGACTTCAGGAAGTGATGGTACTTCAGGAACCAGTGGTTCTTCAGGAGCTGATGGTACATCAGGAACTGACGGAACAAGCGGAACATCGGGCACCGATGGTGCTGATGGTACCAGTGGAACATCAGGAGTAGACGGAACAAGTGGAACATCTGGAACAAGCGGAACAGGTGGGGCAGGTGGAGGAACAGATTTCCTTGTCATGCAAGTATTTAGCTAGGAGGGCACTAAGTAATGGCACAAGCATTTAAGAGAAAATTAAGCGGGAGCGTGGACGGGAAGGCAATAAAGGTCGCACAGCTCAAAACGCCAGGAACGCTCATTCACACGGCTGTCGCTGGGCAGACGCCAGGAACGTTCGATGAGATATGGCTTTGGGCTTTTAATAGTAGTCAATCAAACATTATGCTGACCCTTGAATTTGGAGGAGCAGTAACACCTGATGATAATATTATTATTACGATCCCACCTTTGGTGGGAATGATTCCCGTCGTGCCTGGCTTTATTTTACAGAATGGGGTGACGGTAAAAGCGTTTGCATCGTCGGCAAATGTCCTGACGATTCACGGTTTTGTTAATTCGATAACAGATTAACAGGGGGAAGTTATGGCGTTCGATACAATTCCAATCCAGCCATCTTATCTAGATGGGTGCAGGTACAGGCGTACTATCTATCCCGTTTCTCTTGGCACCGCCCGAAATACCCCCTATATCTCTTATCGGGGCTATGAACCTGTTGTGACAACATTTCCGTTAGCTTACGCAAAGGACTATGGTTGGAATGGCGGTGTGTTGGCCACAAACGGTTATATCCATATGGTCCCATCTTCTTCTTATATCGGACAAAAATTCTCACCAGAAGGCGTGGCATCTACTTATTCCTTGCCTTGGACAACGTCAGGGGGGATGAATTTTTCTGGCGGGGTCGTTGGCGTTAACGGAGATATTTATTTCCTACCTACCGGCCAAAATCGGTATACTAGTGTTTGTGGCATGGCAGTAAAAACAAGCGGCGTTGTCTCCTCGTTTACCTTCCCCGTTACCAAGTCTTGGGGTTACGATAGCGGTGCTTTAGCGGGTGACGGGTGTATCTATCTTGCGCCACGTAATGCAAATAACGGGTGCAAGATAAATCCTGATGGGACATTTAGCACCTATGCCCTTCCTTACACATGCGCTAACGCCTATAGCGGAGCCGTTGCGGACCGTACTGGGTTTGTTCACTTTGTGCCACACTCCTCACCTGTTGGCATGAAAGTAGCTTCCGATGGTACGCATTCTACATATAGCCTAGTTTATACAAGAAGCTATAATTACGCTGGCGGTGTTTTGGCTCAAAACGGTGACATTCATTTTGTACCCTTGCAGTCGACTATCGGGCAAAAGGTTTCAGAATCTGGCGTGGTATCTACATATTCGCTGGCACTAGCCGGAAATTATTATTATAGCGGTGGTGCATGTGGGGCTAATGGTGATATTCATTTTGTCCCTAAAGCACAAACTATTTGCCAGAAAATTTCCTCTGCTGGTATTGTTTCAACCTATGCAACCCCCCCTTACACATTTGCGCAAAATTCATTTACTGGAGGGGTTGTAGACCAAAACGGTAATGTTTATTTCATACCATATAATGCAAATTTTGTAATAAAACTTTCATAGGTATAACAATGTATAATAGAGATAAAATAATAGAGGTATTTTACGAAATAAAAGAAGAGGGAAAGTCGATAAAGCCTTATGTCGTTATTTTGCAACCGAGGAGAAGTTTAGAAGAAACACCGGCGCAAAAACTTGATGGGCCGGACAGTTTGCATGTCGATTTTTGTGGTTTCACGCACGGGTTTTGCAATATTGGCGGCGAGAAAGTTGATGTAGCAAGGAATTATCTTTTAGATACCGTGATCGAAACTGGCGCGAAATATGCCTTTTTTGTCGGGGAGGACACCGTCATCCCCTATAATGGTTTCCTTAAATTACACGAAACGGCAGAGCAAAATCCCGACGCGATGATCGTTGGTGTTTATTACATAAAACTTTCCGTACCAATGATCATGGTTAAGACAGGGGAATGGATTGCCCCCGCCAATGTTGACCCTGGACAGATTTATGAGGTTCATACATGTGGGCTTGATTGCGCCTTAATTCCAGTAAGTATTTTAAAAAAAATAAAAGAAGATGACCCCGAAATACCGTTCACTTGTGTATGCTCCGGCATGGAAGATTTACCTTTTATTGGAGAGGATAATTTTTTTGAGTATCGATTGAGGAAGGCTGGATTCAAAATATTGGTGAATACAGATGTTCAATGCCTTCATATGGACTTGGAGTCTGGGAAATACACGGCGCATCCCAGCGTTGAGATGGAAAATTACTTCACTAATATCCCGATAACTGAACCATTGACCATGAAGGATAAGAGGGCCATCGATTTGAGATGGATGAATAGTGTGCCGAAAGGGACGGGGCCTCAAGTGGAAACAGAATAGTGGAAACAGAATAAATGAAACAGTGCCCGATAAATAAAGATCTTGAGTGTGAAGACTGCCGGATGAACTTGGAGATCAATAAGTAATTCAATGGTGAAAGTGAATGGGGTTTGGAAAGCAATAAGCGATTCAATGGTAAAAATAAATGATTGGAAAAAATAAAATGGAAAAAGAATTTCAGGAATTGGCAACAATGCTGTCACAGAAGAAAGAGGAAAGTTCCTTGACCATTAAATGGGCCGCAGTTATTTCCATTCTTGTCATTGTTTGCGGTGCTTTATTTGGTGGATATGTTTCTAATGCTAACCGCCTGACAAGACTTGAAGCTCAATATGATTTTACTGTCCGATCTGTTACTGATTTGAAAGAATCACAGGCAAGGGTTGAAATTTTGGTTCAGGAAATAAGGTTGGATCAACAAAGGAGAGCAAGTAAGGAAATAGACCGATAGCATGTGAGGCAATAAAATGATAAAAAAATTATATTGTAAATTTATGGATTGTATGTTTCACAAATCTGGTTGGGACAAAATAAACGAATTGTTAGCCAGTATTGCTACCATGCAGAAAGCTTTGCGGATGTATAAAGAATTTTGGGACAATACAACCGATGCCATGATTTTAGTCAGGGTAAGAGATGGGTGGGTTTTGGATGTTAATCCCTCAGCTTGTTCTTTATATGGGTATTCCAGAGATGAGTTTATTTTGAAAACTATTTATGATGTATCGGATGATCCTGTGAGTACCAAAAGTGTTGCAGACAACAAATATATCTATGTTCCTTTCCGGTATCATATTAATTCTGATGGGAATAGATTTCCATTGTCTTGCCGATTAACTTATTTTAATGATGGTGGTGAAGATATAGCCGCATTAATTATTCATCCAATTAATTTACCTAAGGGTGTTAATGAAGATAGGAGAGCAGATTGAAAACACCACTTGAAATTTTTTCAAAAAAGTATATGTTATCATGACAATAAAATAAGTTAAGGAGTTCAATCTATGTTTGCAAAAGTAGAATTTGTTTTTAAAGGAGCAGAAATTACAGGGTATGGCCAACATGCTAAATTCTTTTGGAATGAACTGAAGAAATTAGTACCTACCGAAAACGAAAACACCAACAAATGCACAATTGTTTTAGGAACTGTCAATGATCCTGTTTTCTATGCTCAATATGCAGGAACAAAGATTGCTTTCAATGTGTGGGAATCAACACGGTATCCTGATAATTTTTTCAAACAGCTTTTGACATTTGATCAATTGTGGGTTCCTTCAAGATGGCAAAGAACTTGTGCTATTGATCAAGGTTACCCCGCTGATCGTGTCAAGATCATTCCTGAAGGTGTTGAATCTTCCATTTTTTATCCTGCTGAAATCAGATCGGATACATTTAATTTTTATTATCTGGGAAGATGGGAAGATCGTAAAGCAACAAAAGAAGTTATTGAAACATGGATAAATACTTTTCCTAAATTAGCATATCCTAATCTTCGTTTTTACTTGTCAGTTGATAATTCTTTTCCCGTTGACGGAATGAATAGCACAAGTGAACGACTTGCTCATTATGGATTTGATGATTTTCGTTTAATAACAATGCCATTTTTACCAAGAGAAGAACAAGCTGAATTTCTCCGTTCTAAAGTTCATGTCTTTGTTTCTTGTGCAAGGGCAGAGGGTTGGAATCTTCCGTTGATGGAAGCCATCGCTAGTGGCATTCCTTCCATTTGTTCTCAATACGGAGCCCAATTAGATTTTCATTACAATGAAGAATTGCAAGTTAAAATTAAAGGACATAATAAACCTGTCAATGTTTATGGAATGAAAGATTGTCCTGGTACTTGGGCAGAACCTGATTTCGATGATTTGAATAGAGCATTGAAGTATTCTTATTACAAATGGGAAGAATTGCGTGTTCAATTTAAACAAGCGGCTGAGGGTTTTGCTGAAAGATGGTCTTGGGAAAAAGCGGCAAGAATTGCTTTCCATGAATTAGAAGCATTATCCAAGAAAGCAAAAGAAAAATTTTCAGAAACCTTTGATTATAATTTTATTCAAGGTCCTTTTTTGAGAACACATGGAGTTAAAGAATATGAACCATGTAGAATTTCCTTTTCTGATTTAGATACAGGAAAAGAAGAATTTTTTACAACTGTTAAAAAAGACGGTTGGGCAAAAGCCAACAGAAAATATTTTGTTAATTGGGAACTTACTGTTAGAAAAGGCAATACTGTAATTTTCCAACATAAATTTGATGCTAAAGGCAAAAGAGTATTCATTGCATTTGATTCTAAATCCTTAGGAGATAGTTTATGTTGGATTCCTTATTGTGAAGAATTTAGAAAGAAACATGATTGCAAGGTAATTGTTTGTACTCATCATAATGATTTGCTGAAGAAAGCATATCCAGAAATTGAGTTTGTGAAACCAGGATCCATTGTTAAAGGTCTTTATGCTCAATACAATATTGGAGTTTATCATGATGATAGAGCAAACAAGCATCCAAGAGATTGGAGAACTGTTCCTTTGCAACGGATAGCAAGTGATATTTTGGGACTTGAATACAAAGAGATTAAACCAAAAGTGGATACCAGCAATGTCTATATTGCAAAGATCAAACGTCCAAAACGATACGTTTGCATTTCAGAATTTTCTACAGCAAAATGTAAATTTTGGAATAACCCTGGAGCTTGGCAAGAACTTGTTGATAGGCTTAATGCTGACGGTTATAATGTAGTGGCAATCAGCAAAGAGAAAACACAATTGAAAAATGTGATTGATGCCACAAATAATCATATTGATATTACGATGGGGAATCTTTTAGGATGTGAGTTCTTTATCGGTCTTGCTTCTGGTTTAGCTTGGCTTGCTTGGGCATTAGGAAAACAAGTTGTTATGATTTCCGGATTCTCAGAACCGTTCGTTGAATTTCAATCTGACAATGTTAGAATAGAAGGAGAGGGTGATTGCACCGGATGTTTGAATGACATTTTTATTCCGAATAGATCATGGGATGAGGGTTGTTTTCACAATAAAGACTTTGCTTGTACTAAAAACATCACGGCAGACATGGTATATCAGCGGCTACCGCTTGTAAAAGAGAAAAACATACTCGACTTCACAACTGCCCCTATTTTACGAAATTCACGACGGCAAACGACTTTTAAAAAGTATCTGCAAAGTATTTATGATAATTTTAATGGTGATATAATTCCGAATCTTATAGAAATAGGAACTGTGAGAAGATTACCCGGAGATCCAGATTTACCTGGTGATGGTAATTCAACTTCTGTTTTTGCGTGGTATGTTAAAAATTATGCAGGACAATTGACCGCAGTTGATATTTCCGAAGAAAGCATTAAAAACTGTAAAGAAAATTTAGCTTCCCAAAATCTGCTGACTTCAAATATTGAATTGCTTTGTCAAGACGGGTTGCAATTTTTAAAAGATTATGATAAGACTATTCATGGAATTTACATTGATGCTCTTGACTATGATGATAAAGAAGGACATGGCAAGGACAATTCAGCGAACTTTCATTTAGAGGCTTTTAAATTAGCCGAGAAGAATTTAATTGCAAATTCGGTTATAATGTTTGACGATATTGTTGGTCCGAATTATGAAGGTAAAGCAAAGAAAGTTATTCCTTACGCATTAGAAACTGGTAATTATGAAATTTTGTACCAAGATTATCAAATCATTTTAAAACGAAAATGAGGTGATAAAATGAAACAATATTCTAATGCTGAAATGATTGAGATATATGGTAAACCAAATCAGTCTGGAACTTACCTTGCATCTGCAAATATTCCCTTTCCACTGATCATTGCATGGGATCACAGTCAGACCGTTTCAAGGATCCGCTGTCATAAATTGGAAGTAGCAAATGTGGAGGCCATCTTTAATCATATCCTTGCTGCTTATGGATTAGAAAAAATACAGTTGTTGGGCATCAATCTTTTTGGCGGGTGTTTCAATTATCGTCCAATGAGAGGTGGTTCAACGTGGTCACGACATGCTTGGGGAACTGCTATTGATCTTGATCCAGAACACAATCAGTTGCATCAACAAGGAAATTCCGCACGATTTGCAAAAAAAGAATATGAAAGAATGATTGACATTTTTGAAAATTATGGATGGCTGAATCTTGGCCGATTGAAAAATTATGATTGGATGCATTTTGAAAAAGGGCGGGGGTAACTAAACTGGAGGGCTCTGTTTAAAAGGTTGGCAGACCTGCTGGACGGATCTTTAAAGCGATAGAGTCCCTGCCCAATTTAAAAAGAGGGAATGATGAAACAGTATTACGGATTTTTTATCGGATTGTTTATCGGTTTTTTTGCAGGGGTGTTTGCTTTGGGTTTTGCTCAAATGCTTGGAAAAGGAGATAAAAGAAATGAAAAACTTATTTTGGAACGTAGAGGAAAAATCGGTTCGGGGAAGTTTTGTAAACCTGATGATTACCATAGCTATTTTAGGGCTAATCATCGTAGGAGCATTCGTACCGTCAGTGGCGGCAAATCTGGAAAAATTGGCCCTTCTGATAACAGGGTTCTTCACAATGAGCATGGGCATTTGGAGTTATAAAAAAGTTCA